ACGAACAAATCCCTCTACGCTAATAGATCCTGTTTCATTGGGTCTTTTGGCAGGAGTGTTGTTGGATTTTTCTGGGGGTTGCCCAGTGGTATTTTCATTCATGATTTATTTACCTTAGGTTAGTCCCCGTAAAAACCTTGCTGCCTGTGTATTGGTATCTTGCAAGGCCACACCATTGCTGGGTGTGCCCGGGCCGGGTGCGTACCATGTGACTCCCCGACGTATCAATATGTTGATTTCAAGTCCAGCAGGTGGTGCTTCATCAAATTCAAAACTCACTGGAGCAAATCCAGTGAATGTTCCGTCGTTGGTTGTTCTGATTCCACCAACGTAAATTTCAACTGCATCAAGATTTGCCTCGGTGGTAATGATGTCAGTGACAAATTCAACTGTGGTGCCATCTGACATAAATGTGTTGTTGACAATGTAATTTTGATACTGCTCTGGCAACAGATTGCCACGTCCGAGACTGTAAACTGTTGAGTCAATGTCATGTGAAGCAGCGGCTGTTCCAGCTGTGCCACGTAACAAGCTGCTGATGGTATTGTTTACAGTATTTCTCTCACGATACATAATACGCTCGCCATTGACAGTCAGCACTCCCCAGACATTGGCTGCAAGATTAGGTTCGCCTTGTGTGGACGCATCTACTAGATAAATTACATCGTCGTATTGGCCCAATGGCTGTGCCAATTGTGTGGTAGTAGCAACAGTCATACGGTAAGTGGCCTGCACGCCGCGCATGTCTTGGAATATGCGGAAGGCCATGGGCTCAGGAACAACGCTTTCGGTAAATTGTGTGATCATTACCACGTCATTTGGTCCCAGTATGCCATTAGTCAAGATCAGTTCTTGCCCTACTATACCAAAACCAAATCCATAATACAGTCGACGACCATTTACGGTTACCCACAGACGATCAGCATTGACCACAGTGCGTCCTAGGTCAAGATTATTAGATACAATAAGTGAGTCAGCACTAAAATCGAAAGGAGCCACCGGATAGTCTGGATCTCCTGGGCTGGTGCCATCGCCTTGATCATACCTGGTAGAATCATAAGGTTCAGTGATGGTTATGCCCACCTCCACTGGACCCACAAAAACTTGAGTCAAGATATTTTGTTGACGTGTGTCATTCCAAGTTGTGACTTCGATCACGTCACCAATGCCAGGTTCAAGACCTTGCCCTAAACGGAAATTCAATGTTGAATCTCCTCGGTTTACATAGCATTGTGTGTTGGTGTCAACACAGATCAAAATTCGTGATCCAATGGGAGGATCTTCAGCAAATATCACCACACGCCGTCCATCATATCCATTGAATGGGTTGTAGGGCTCAACTACATAGTCAACATTTAATATCAAAGGAATATCATTGATATAAACATTGACTTCGTTGTCGGCAATGAGTGCGTAACTAAATCCTAGACGATCTGGAATCAGATATTCACTACTGCCATCGCCGTAGTATTCAATACCAGCACTAGTTCTGGCACGTAGACCATTGACTGTGACAATCAAATTATCAGGATTGGTATAGGCCAAACTGTTGTCAAGCTCATAGGTCAATGTGGATCTATCACCTGACATTATTTGTGTTATTGGAGCACTCCAACTATAATCTATAACTTCAATGTTATCCACTGTGGTTGGTCCAATGGCTGTCAATGTTACCATTTCGGTGGCACTGAATGAGTTGGCAAACGTAATCTTGGTGCTGTTGATATTGGCCAGGAATGTCAAAACACCGCTGGGTTGGCTGTCCGGTGGTGCGCTGATTACCAATGCAGTGCCACTGAGTTTTCCTACCACTGTTTGTCCGCTGGTGAATCCTGTTCCTACAATCAAGGATCCCAACTGTATGCCCAAAGTACTGATTACCACCAAAGTGGTTCCACTGCTGCCAGTTGGGTTGTAAGGTGAAGATATTCCAGTGGTTGCGTATTCTGGTGCATAGGTATAGTTGGTCGTCAAGTTTCCATTGACAAAAATTGCAAATTCTAGAATTTGATTATAGACCACAGGAACTGACAATTCAGTGCCAAAAGTGGATCCACGATATGAATTTTCAAATAACTGATTTCCACCGCCAAGGCCATAGACAGAAATCACAACGATGTCGCCTGGAGCTACGCTTTGGATCATGGTTATGGTCTGTTCAACCCAGTCAAGCACATAGGCAACATCTTGTGTAAGATCCTGTCCAGTGGTTAAATTAGTAACAATCACCGACTGCGGATAAGGAACTAGATCTGCCCAGCTTTGTGTTGGATTCAATGGATCAAAAATAAATTTAGTAGACTGAGTTGGAAATCCGTGCCCGTTGAGTATCCAATCGCTGCCGGCTCTGGTGTACACACGAAAATCCAATGTGTCAAACTCTGCCCCGGGTATAAGTTCTTCCGGAGCATAACTGCTGTAAACGTCTACGTAGCCACCGCCGTCGACGTTGACATCGGTTGGACGAGTTCCTAGATATAGATCTAAGTAACTGCTACCATAGATAGTGTCAAGTATGCCCGGATCATAGGTCGGGAATCCTTCTGGGCTGATACTGAAATTATCAAAAGGATTGATGTCAAAGTTTCCTACATCAAACCCAGTGTTTTGATCAAAATTGATTCCTTTGACTTGTACTCCTGGATAGTCAACTCCGTCAATCAACAAAGGCAAACTCAGACCAGGTTGGTTGACTGTGGGTGCATAGAATCCCATGGTACGATCTACACCGCTTAGGGTATCGGCAGGTACCGGAGTCCATTGTTCCAGATCGAATATGCTGTTGTTTACAGTGCCCACAGCTGACCATACACGATCAATATAACGAACCTGCGTGCCGGCAGGATAGGTTACATTGGGTTGCCATTCAAAGATAGTTGTGGAGTACTGGTAACGGTCATATTTGATAACAGTTTTAAAAGTTCTAATCAGGTCATTGCCCATGTTGGCCACAGCTCTTGCGCCAACACCGTTGCCGGTTATCGTTATTGTTGGGGTACTACTGTAACCACTGCCAGGATTGACGATATCAATACCAATGACACGACCTGCAGAATTGATTACTGCCGTTAGTTCTGCAGGCTCAGTACAGGTACCTGTCACGGTGATTTCAGGAACTGCGGTATATCCAGCACCACCAGAAATTATGGTCACACTTTGTACACTCAACAAGTAATTGTTATACCAATCTTTCCAAGGAGCCAAGGTCCAAATTTCTGCGTTGCTGGCCACATCGCTGGTGTTGCTTTGTATAAAACTGCCAGACTGTGTGTAAGGCAACAAGATAGGACTAACAAATTGTGGAATTGTAAGCAAGCGGTCGTAGTACGCTGGCAAGTCATAATCAGTTAAATTACCAGGGTAGGCATCGTCACCATCATAGGTAAGATTGAACTCACGTATTTGTACGTGATAGGGCTTGACTTCTTGTATGTAATCCAGCACAAAGTCTTGATTGTCACGCAGATAATTTTGGAAAGGTAACAGAGCACGAATCTTGTGGTCCACATCAATCAAACTGGTTTTTATCAACCATTCTGGTATTTCACTCTCGCTATAGACAAAGTTGAATACTAACATTAGACCGAGATTGCGTTCAATCAGCAATTCATCAATGAACAATTCTTCATTGATGGCTCGTATAATTTGTCGAGTTTCTATAACAGGTTCTTGATCAAAGTATTGTGCATCAAACACTTCAACATCAAATCCAAAATTTCCAACAGCATAGTTCCAAATTTCTTCTTTGATCTCAATGGTTCCGTTTTGCAATCCCACACGATTCCACCCAAGATCGGTTCTCAAGTAAATTTCAAATTTGCCTTGGGCATTGGCCGTGACTTTGACACTGCTACCCACCGGCGCCTGTGACAGAGTCAGTGTGCGTAGGTCTGAATAATTTGCTACTTCTGCCACGGGTTGTATGGTGCGGTTGTAACCGGGTTCATACCAGTCAATGGTATTCCAATAGCGACGTGTGTCATAGTTTTGTACTCTGACAAGTTTGGTATTCCGTTGCCCTAGCAATCCATCTTCGACTTCGTAGATGGTCCAAAGTCCGCCTTGGCCACTGTCAGATACTACCAAATACTTGTAACCCAAAGGAACTGCCCTGATATTCTGGAAACTGAGTTCTTCAATGTTGGCCACACGTTTGTTCCAGGCACCCGAGGCGGATGATGGCTCGGGTTCACTGCTGTTCAACAGATTGAACCTGCGTATTTCCACCATTGGGAATTTTAAAAATATGTTGTTGGCCCGTTGCAGATAATTTTGCAAAGCAACGAATCGATCAACAAACATGCTTTGTCTTGGACGGAACTGCACACCAAAACGTTCGGCTGGGCTCAACATTGGATCTGGCACATTGGCACCGAATACGTTTACACCGCAAAAACTATCCAACAATTTTCTATACAAATTATCATTGAGGAAACTGTCGGCACGCCCACTGGCAATCAGTTGGTATTCTTGATGAACATTGGCCGATGTCAGCTGGCGATCATATTCAACATGCAAAATTGTATCAGCAGCACTAATAATATCCAAGGCATTATAGATGGCTATGGTACTGGAGTTCAATGGTGCTATGTAAGGTATTCCACTGCCTCTTGGGTTTTCAATATAACTAGCAATGCCCACTGTGCTCAGTGTTTTACCTGCAACAACATCAATTGTGGTTATGCCACGCACCCAAAAATAATAACGAGTTTCAAATATGTTGAGCAGATTCAAACTCGAAGTTACTGTGTAACTGGTTGTGCTGAGAGCAATACCGGGTCCGGTGTAGCTCACCGGTGGAACTGAACTACTGACCCACTGATAGATGTCTACACGACTACCCGGGAACACTTGTCCCCATCTACGACTGGCATAAGTGATATTGTCCTGATTAGGATCAATAAATCTCACTGTGTCTGTGTCCCACCAAATTTCTCCCACATGCTCTTGAGCCCAGCTGTTGCCTAAATTATGCACAGGACCAGTGTTGTAATCTGCAGGATCAACTGCACCAATATAATCAATGTTACGACGAGCCGCACCAAGTATCTTGCCCTGTAATGGGTTAAAGAAATCAAAATATTGTTGAGCGTTGGATGTGAGTCTATCGTACATGAACACACTGTTGATCTGATCTATATTGACCGACGGTTGTTGCAGGATCTGTACTGCCCAGGCCGGTGTATTGTCAGGATTATTGTATACCGTGACTTGGCCATAGTTGGCCTCGGCTACTTGTTGATCGTTACCGGGTGATCCTATCAATAATCTTCCATTGCGATAGTTAACTGCAAAACCAAATCGATCGTTGGTAGCAGAAGTGTCGTCGTATACTTGTTGTCCAAATATCAATGCTCCGGGATTGTTGATTGACGATGTAGCACTGGGCAACAAATCAAAAGTGTAAGCCACACCACTGTTGAATACTGGTGAGAAGAATGTGGTACTGCGATCATCAAAATAAGTTTGAGCAAGGTCAAAGGTCACAGGGGCATACACATCGCCATTGGGCGCACCCACTATCAAATTTACGGCTGTGCTGTCAACATCCAGACTTTGACCAAAGTAAGCATAGTCGGTGGGATTAGGACTCACAATGGTTTGTACATAGTAATAGGTGTCAAAACCTAGATCATCAAATGCTGTACCTGTCACCCCGGGAAGAACTGTGAGTTTGTTGTTGGGTACCGTGGCCTGGATGTTGACCACACTCACTGTCATGCGTCCAGAAACCACAGTTATTGTTGTGCCAAAAGTGGGTGCGGCTACAAATATCAACTGTTTTGTATTGTTGTTGTAGGTATAATCAACTCCGGCAGTTTGTAACACAGTGCCCAAATAGACCACAGTGGTATAAGCTGTTGTGGCACTGTATATGGTTCCTACATCAAATATCTTGGTTACACTGTCGCCTGACAAAACCAGATCTGTTGTGGCCGATGCTATCACATTGGGTATTCCAGCTGAATTAATAGCTGATATCAATCCTTGTATGGTATTGTTGGGAGCAAGAGGAACAGCAACTTGAGTGTTGTTGATTCTTATAGGATCTCCAGCAACCAGTGTAGGATTGGCCTTGGTTGTTGAAATGACTCCGTAGACTCGACTTTGATTTACGTTGCGTTGTACTTGTCCTTCCTGTGGAAGAGTCACTGTGGCCAGTGGCTCTCCAGTGTATACACTGCAATTGTTTGAACAGATTTCCACGGCAGTACCAAATGCACTTTCATCTTGGGCCGTGGCCGAAACAATTTTTTGTATTTGCTGGAATTCATTGGTTTCAATTTCTATAACGTCACCAATGGTCAAACTTGTTGTACTAGACAACACAACGTCAGATCCCACCACGCTGAATTGACCATTTTTAAAGTCATCTGAATTGTTCAAAAACTGATTGTTTAGAATTACCGAGATTGGTCCCTGAGGAGTTCCTGGCATGGCATAAGTCAACTGTGTGACATCTGTTACCAAGTAGCGAATCACGCTACGATCAAACGCATAAACTGAACCAGCTTGATTCACCGCCCCGGCATCGTCTAAGGGCGAGCCAATCAAAATTTGGCGGCCGTCGGTGGCAGTGGTTACACTGGATCCAAATCCTGCATTTGCACCTAGACCGGGTACTGTGAGAGTTTCTACATATTGCCAATAAGATCCAGTTGATACACTGATGATTGTGCCCGGAGCTGGATTATTGATAAATGTGATCTGTGTTGTGCTGTTGTTAAATGTGTAATCAATAAATGGTCGCTGTAATTGTCCATCCACGGCCACAATAAACGAATAAATGTTAGTGGCTGTGTAAAGCTCTGGGTTAAGAGCAAAGGTTGTGGTGTTACCAATGCCGGTTCCGCTATTGGTAAATGTTGCTATTCCAGTGTTGGCATCAACTGTGGTCACTGTGATTGTTAAATTGTTGGCCGGCGTGGCTCCACCAATTGCTGCTCCAAATATCACTATGGTATCACCAGGTGCATATCCAGATCCAGGCGAAACCAAAGTAGGAACGTAGGCTCCACGCACAGAATTCAGAGAAAACACAGCGCCTGATCCGACCCCACTGGTGGTATTTTGTAGTATTCCAAAATAGTTAAAGTCGTCGAGCTGTGCAACCTGGCGACGACTGATAGAAAGATTCAATCCTGCAGTCGGAGTACTGAATAACACTACCGTTGTGGCAGTTATCAAATAGTCAATGGCATAAACAAGGTCTACGTTGATACCGCTTTGCAAATTGTCCAAGCTCAATACCAATTGGCCAGGAAACACACTGTCAATTTCAATGAAATTTGAATAGTTGAAGATGTTGGTGGCGCCGTCGGTCACATAAACCACACGCTGATTTTCTATTTCGACCTTGCCGTAGGCATAGACTTTGTTGCCGGCGGCAGCACCCACATACATCCAGCGTTCATCCGGGCTGATGGTCACTGCTGAGCCAAACTTGATTTGAGAGAAATCCAAATCAGGTGCTATCAACACCTGAGACAAAATATAATTGTTGCTGCCAGGTACCAAATATAGGACCACTGCATATCCAGCATAATTGTTACTGATGCTGGCACCAGCAACTCCCCAGGTACGATTACCAAAATCCACACTGTTACCAAAGCCCAGAGTATCCACAGCGTTCAATTGTAAAATTATGTTGAAACCGTAATTACCGTCAATGGTTCTACGGTAGGTATAAACACTGCCAGCTGAATCTAAGGAACTGTCTTCAGCATCTAATCCCGGAGCTCCAACCAGAGCTGTAAAACTGTCGGCACCTTGGGCTATGGAAAACCCAAATTGGTTGTTGGTTATTGGGGCTTCTGCACGCAAGCGATCAAAATCCTTGAAGGGATTTTGTTTTTCTAAAACCACCCAGTGACCGGCACCATTGTCATCGACCCATACTCGTGCACCGGATACCAGACTGTTGGCATATGGCAAGGTGGCTATGTCGCTGGGCTGTGCTACTCGAGCTGTTTGCAAATAGAAAACCAGTCCGTCACCGTTGAGAGTGGTTTGATTGGTACTGATAAAATTGTAAGCAATGACTACTTGTGTGATACTGGGCACGGATAATACGCGATATACTCCGTCCACTGCTTCGCTGAAATAACGAACAATTATCAGATCTCCCACAACAAGGCTGTGTGCCGAAGTAAATGTGGCCACACTGGTCTGATTGAGGTTGTCTGCTACTTGTGTAAGTCGCCCAGCCACCCGTTCACATCTGTAAATGTTCCAATCATATGGATTGGTTTTTGCTACCCAAATTACAGTGCCGATGCCCACAGAATCTAAGTTGGCAGCAATACTGGAAGGATCATCAAGGCTGAACACAGTGATGTCTGCATCATTTAAGTTTACATAACCGGCACTGGGCAAAGCAGTATCACTGATGGTTGAATAAGTAGTAGGCAATATGTCAGTGCTGGTCAGTTTGAAACTTTCTCTCCAGACATCGCTCAACAACACAGTTTGATCTGCATCGCTGGGCTCCTGTGGATTGATAACTTGTATCACACTGGGATTTGATTGCAAGAGAGCTTCATTGAGTCTGAGTTCAAAAAAGCTACGATTGGCATTGGCGCCATATGTGGACGACAGTATGCCCCAGTTTTCATATATGTTGTATTCGCCACTTTCTTTGCCCAGGTCTGCACGGGTAAACAGTTCAGCTGAACGGATAGTTCCTTTGGTTCCCAGGAACTGTTGATAGATATTGACCTGGCTGACATCGTCAAGATTCAATGCAGCCATGTACTGACGTGGACGGAATCCAATCAAGCCATAGCTCAACAAATCGTTGTCGCGTTCCAGGTTGGCACTATAGGTATTGTAACTGTTGGCCAACTGATCGGCCTTGTTGGCTATGTTAGGTAACAGGCCTTCTTGGATCAATGTATAATCGGCCGTGACCCAATCGTTGAAATCAAACAATACCTTGGGTTGTACAATGGTCTGTGCCGACCAATAGACGTTTTTGTAAAGAACAATTTCACCCTTGGTGTATTTGCGATTGCTTTGCCATTCTTTGACATTGTTTTCGTTGAGAATAAATCCTTGTGCATCTACTTGTCCGTTCCATTCAGTGGTAGTGGCCGCCGTGATCCGCACACGATTTTGTCGCGCAGCCGTAATTGGATCGTAGATCAAATCAGCAAAAATACTCACATTGTCTAACACGACCATGTGTTCATAGTTAGTAAATCTCAGATGCAGATAACTTATGGTTTGATTTGAATCAGAAGTTATAGTAAAAGTATTTCCATTGCGATCTATCACAAGATCACGTGTGGGCAACACTTCACGATTTTGATCCAATAGCATGTTCTCTGGTGTAAGGCTTTCGACGGTATCGACCACTGCGCCAGCCCTGACAGCTATCAGTCGATTGGCCACTGGATTTAGATTGATCAAAGTTCCTGTGGCCCACCCTTGTTGACTAAAATACAAGAATTCTGTGGCCATCTGGTTCCAGTTGAGTCGATATCCATTTTCAACATCAGTAAATATCAGGCCTTGACTTTCAAGATATGTGCCATAACTCAAGATAAAATCCACAACCATGGTAGTGTTGGTAAACACAAACCCATACGGAACCTGGACTACAATGTCGGTGTAGTTGGATGGCACACGCACTTCAGCTCCGCCACCACTTACTGTTTGTAGTACTCCACCACTGGAGCTGGCAAAAATTTCAAAGTATGGATTGGTAGTGCTGTATCCAAATACCGCATATCCTGTGGCCACACGTTCTACAATCAAGGCACTGTATACAATGTCGGCAAATGGCTGATTCTTGTACAACAACAGATTGTAACTTTCGTCTGGCAACAACAGACTACTGTTTTGGCTGTTGGGACTGGATTTTTCTGTGAATATTTTTAGATACTGTTTGTTGGTAAAGCTGGCCATTCTATAGCACAGCCGTACATCAATATTGGACAGGTCGTCGGTCAATCTTTCAGTGCTGTTGCGACCCAACTGTTGATTGTAATCAACGATCCAGTTGATATAGCTGGCCTTGCTGATGCCACCTTGTTGTCCTGGCAAGCGTCCATAGACTTCGATTCCGCTGATACTGTCTTGTCCGGGAATTGGTCTCAGGCTCAATCTGTAACGGCCATCATATAAGTATTGATCAAATTCTGCGCTGAAACGATAACGATCACGATCAGCAAACAGGCTAAAGAATTCTGCAGGCCGTGTCAGGGCCAACAGGCGCATGACCGCAAATGGATAACTGCTGGATGTCCACCAGGAACTTTCAACAGGTCCGCCGTCGCCGACCACCCAACTCTTGCGGAATGCAGTAGGGTCATATGCGCCTACCACACTGTTGATTGGAGCCAACAACTGTCCTTCTGTGCCCACCGGTATAACTGATGTCAAACCTGGTCTGCGGAATTTTATGATCACATAAGGTGCCACAGGATCAGCCACTAGGCCAGCTTCAAGGTCGTCCCACAATACCAAGTTGTCGCTGGTATAAGGCGCAGGACCATATCGTTGTGTCCACCACACTGGTTCTTCACTGAACCCCAGCATTTCCCAGGGTGTTAGATTGGGACTGATGGTGTCATAAAAATATCTGTAGATTCCGCGCCAGGCACCCAGCAACGGACTTTCTCCTGTATTGCTGACTGTGCCGCCGCTGGTTATCCTGCTGCCAGCTGTGCTGTAATTGTAGGTAAACGGATTGTTGGCTACATAGTCCTGTGTTTTGTAATCTAGTTTGTTCCAGCCGATCCAACTTAAAAAACTTTCTCCAAGGATTGCAGTGATCTCAGTCTGCGTGTAATCTGTGGTGCGGAAAAATCCTGGAATGACATCATCAATGGTCAAGGGCACTGGATTGTCATCGGTCTTGAGATTGTTGTAAATGCGTGTTTCAAATTCTAACAATATCTCATCTCTGATGTCGCCAAATGTCAAAGTGATGCTGCCATCGTGACCTTGTATTACTGTTGTGGGATTAATATAATTGGTATCAACAAATATCCTTGGCAAATATTTGGGGTACAAGCCCATCTTGCTGGGAGTGTTGGGACAGAAATTTCCGGCGGTGTTTCGATATTCACGCAAGGTTACCACGTCGCCTACAACCAAAGGCACCGTGACAGCCAATGTTGGTCCGTCAGTTGATACAACATAATCAGTGTGGCGGCTTAATAACCTGGTTGTACTTTGTCCTTGTTCTGGGCCAGTACGGGTGAGATATACCAGCAGTCCCTGGAAGTTGGCTGATGTAAAATCATAAGTCTGCTCAGTATCAAACACATTGGTTGTGATAGGTGTAACTGTGTACGTGGTTTCTAAAAATACTGAACCAGTGGGCAACATGTCGCTCCAATAAAATGGATTGAGATCTGTGCGTCCTTGGGTAATTTCTGCAATGGTCAAGTCTAGGATTTGTGCCACAGTAGCATTTCCATACTCGTTGCGAACCACTGTTTCCAGCATGAGATTTTTAAACTTGATATATTCTCTAGAATTGTATTCTATAGCAGCAAAAATATCATATTCAAGATTTCTAGCAAAGTATCCAGCCAAGGTCAATGGACTTGACTGTTGTAGGATTTTCAAACCATAAGGAACAATGTTGCCTAGGTCACGTGTGTTGTTGGGTCCGTTGATAGGGCCTTGTAATGCAATCAGATTTTCTCCAATGGTGCCGTAATGGCTACGCACAGTGCCCAGAGTAAATGTGTTGCTGTTGGCATTGATTGGATTGTTTTCTAAATTGATAGGTACCTGATAAAATCCTTGTGCGCTGACTTGATCACTGATGGCTGCAATTTCAATAATGTCGCCAAGCACTACTCCGGTGGCCTCGGTCGTCAGGATCACTGTGGTTGTGTCTGCTGTGGTTGCCACTGAGTAACGACTTGGATCCTGGAACCTGGCATTGACATACAACTGGATTGCAGGAACTGTGACAGAATCACTGACCTTGACATCCAACTGCAATGGACGACCTTCGTAGATAAATCTGAATTGTTGCCGAGTTATGCTGGGAGTGACGGCTGTTTGCCAACCCAGTTCTCTTACAAAAGCAACTCGATTCAAATAACGATGCACAAACCCAGAACTGATTGCTTCCGTTGTACTGACTGAATCTTTTACATATATAAAAGTATCTGTGTATAGATTGTTGTCAAACACAATGTCACCGATGTTGGCCAAGTTAAGATATTTCAAAGCAAACTCCAGCACTGGATCGTCTGGACCAGTACCTGGGGCATAGCTTAGTAACTTGCTACCTGTGAAAGTTGAACTAGGATATTTGACCAAATTTCCAAGACTGATTTCAGAACTGTCAAATACGTCAAACAACGGTGCTTGATTTAAACTTTGTTTGTCTTGTCCTGGCAACCATGTTACACCATCATAGTAAAAACTTTTTCCTTGTAAAGTTATACCACTCAAACATACCACAGTTTGATTGATTTCTATATCAGCATCCGACGCAGGTACCAAATTGATAATAGGTTGCAATATCAATGGATCTTGTGTGTCAGGCATGATGAATTCAACTTGATATATCTTGTTTCTGACATCGGGGTTACGATCGGCTGCAAAAATAACTCGAGTTCCATTGATAAATGAATATCCATCCACACCATATCCCAGTGTACCATTGACGTTGCTGAGTGCATCTGTGGTTTGAAAATCAATAATGTTGACCGGTTGTTTGCCTTGGGTTCCAAAATTAAACAAGCGTGTGCCGGCACGGAATTCCAAGATTGGTCTGCGGCCACGTGCAGCGTTGTCCACTGTGGGTTGTATGTTGTTGAGTGCAGCTGAATAGTTGATTACATCTATATGGAACCAGCGGTTGCTACGACTCCAGCCATTGAGATCTGGACTAGCTCGGTTGATAGTCAAGTAGTCGGGCCTTGCAGGAGCATTCAGTGTGCCATCAAAATTGCCCACATCGTAGGGCAATTGATCAAAGGCAATACTGGCACTCTGCGTGTAAGTTTCGGGTGTGACAAAATCAGTCACAGGCAACAGGCGTATGGCCGTGCCTACCCCTTCCACGTAGTAACTTTGGTTTTGATAGCTGGCAGGATCAACGTTGCCACGGAAAACTACTTTGAGACCATTGGTGAATACTACTCCGTTGGGACTAGTATAGGTAGGGCGATCAATTATGTCGTCAATTCTCAATGTGGAAGAGTCCAACGGATCTATCAGACGGATTTCTCCAAACAATGTTGGATCTAGACCATCTTGGTAGTACAACACACTCATGACTGCGGTCAACAGCGGAATCTGTTCAAATAGTCCTTGGGTATTTTTGTACCATCCAGTGCTGGCATATTGTGTGCCATACAGAATTGAAAACTTTTCCAGATTGTTCACAGTCAGCACATTGGTCAATTGTATGTACTCAGTGCCGGCTATGTCTACATAATTGATTCTCCAGACATTGTACCTGAGAGAGGGTGGCACAGTGCCCCAGCCGCTATCAGTGTATTGGAATACCAAGGTGCGATTGTTGAGGTCAACTATGTCGTCAATGCCAAATATATTTTCAATAAAAAACTGCTCAACTGTTTTGCCATTGATTTGATCATACTGCAACGTGGTTATTAAATCCACTCCAGGAAGCTCGGTCAAGTTATAATAAAAACTTTGTGCTGTGCTCAGAGGCACATCAAATGTGATGGTGCCAAGATCTTCGCCGTTGTTGGTCACCCCTAAAACATCTCTACTGCTGATGTTGGGAGTGGCTGGCAATTTTCCGTTGACTCCTGGAGCAGCTTGTATCCAAAAGCCCGGACCGGTGCCAGGCGTGGCATCAACTATGTTCATGGTACCACGCATGTTAAGTTGCGTGGCGCTACTGTAATACAGCACATCCGGTGCATCTTGAGGCACCACAAAAGTCACGGTTCCGATACTGGCACCATTGTTGGTCACGCCCGAATCCCAGGTATTGATATTGCCCAGGCTGGGCAGTGTTTTGATGAAAAAAGGAAATAACCCAGTCAGTGACAAAGTAAATGTGTAGGTGTTGCCACGCACCAGTGTCAAAGTGGGATTGGGCTCGTAGTTTATTAGATATGCAGAAATACCTCGATTCTGCACACGGAAATTTATGTTTTGTTTGTCATTCTGCGCCACTTGAAATGTATAACTGCCGCCGCGTACCAAGGTCAACGCAGGATTGGTTCCACCTACTCCACTAAACGTGTAAGTGCCGTTTGCTCGTGTGACTACGAAATTGTCAGTAGACAAAACCGTGGACGAAGAAACATCCACGTCAAGAGGACCACTGGGCAACCAATAGTATTGTTGATAGTTTACAAACTTATCAAAGTCAACAAATGGATCCCAGGCATAGTATTCGCTGGTGTACAGTCTGTCTGAATTGTTAGTGTAAGCGCCTTGCAATCTCAGTGCATCATTGATTCCCGGATAGGTGATTACATCATTGATATTGTTGGGACCGGGCTCAAGACCGACAACTCCAGGTTCCAATTGATAATCATTGCGTGTCTTGGTGGGCTCGATTACATAACGATCTTCTGGATTGACTCCAGGTCCAACACGACGTCCAACGAATCCTTGCGTTTTTTGGAATTTTGGCTCTTGTATGAGTTGATCTAGTGTGGCTGCCAAAAACTGTCGATTGACCGGAGTTTGGAATATTTCTGGTAAGAAATCGACCGAACGTACTCGTGCCATTAGATAACTCCACTACCTGGCGCTGTACGCAAATTGGTACTGGTCAAGGCCTGTATGACTTCAACGTTGTTGACCGTGGCTGCATTGACAAAAATCTGACTGGGCGCACTGCGGATTTCATACAGATCACCAAAAAACTTTTGTTGATTCAATGGTACCACAACCACACTGCTGACAATGTCTCCAATCTGTGCGTGCAGATAAGCAGCAAGTTCTGAAAAGTAGAATGTGTCGCCAAAGTTCCATTTGTCAAGACTGAAATAAGCATCCATGTTGGCCACAACCAAGTTTTTAATTTCGCTCACGCTGGCGGTGCTGTTGGCAGCTCTAATGACCTTGATGGTGGCACGCAGTTCTTCTGCGGCCTTGGCACCAAACAAGGGTTTGAATTCCACACTGTTGACGATCATGTTGTCGCTGATCATCTTGTAATCTTGTAGGCCAGAATAATCAGTGGTCAGTTGATCAATGGTCGGTGGCAACGGTTCTGGTACAGTGCCTGTGCTATCTTTGATCCAATTCTGATAAGCTGTGTAGTACTGCAGGGTAACCACATACAAGTCAATGATATTGGTACTGCCAGGATCCAGCCTTGAAGTCAACGGACTGTTGTGACGATATTGGAAATACAAACTCTGTCTGCCAACTCTGGCGATAAAATCATTGCGCAGTACCAACACACGGGTTCCGTTGTTGGGATTTACTGTCAACGAATAAAATAATTGTTGTGAATACGCATAAAAAACCTGCCCGTCAACATAACTTTGTTTGACCAACTCAATGTCATCCAAGGTTGCATAGTCACTATTGACTATGCCAGGTTCGACCAGTAGATAACGTTGCAAATTATCAAAATCCACGGTGCTTTGCAAGAACACCAGTTTGAGATTGGGTGTGACATCTGGAGCCACGATGTCATTGAAAAAATCTGGATTGTCTGGAACACCGTCACTGTCGGTGTCCTCAAAACCCACCAGGACCTGGAAGTCGTCCACAAAGCCGTCGCTTTGCACAGGTTGGCCAATGATGCGCAAACGTGTGTCACCTTCCAAGGGCATGTTGCTGTCGGGCTTGCTGTTGGTTTTAAGTACGTTGACAAAGTCTCTGATGGTGGTTCCAGTTCTGCTGTCAAATATTTGTTGACCTGTGAAAAAGAAAAATCTGGTTTCTAACACGCTGCCAAAATAATAGTCCAGGCTGCGACTAGACACTGTGTAATTTTCTCCATCAGTGATGGCCTCTATAAACCAACTTGCGTCATTGTTGATACCAGCGGTGCTTTGTGCATTGGCCAGACTGAATTCCGCACCCACGTCAAGATTGGTACTGGTAATCAGATACCAAGTGGCTGTCAAATTGTTGTAACCCAGCCCCCAATTTCTATTCAGCGTGATTTGATCTAAAATACTCTGTCTGATTGTGCTGTTCAGATCAGTCACAAACAAAGGAATCACTTGTGTGGCTATGGCACCAGTGGGCACATAATTGTTCAAGGTCACTGGACCTACACCGTTGCTGAAATTGCCCAGACCTTGATTGGTTCCATCTAGATACACTGCTGTGGGACTGGCCCAGATCACTAATTTTTCGTCGGCTCGTACAGGAACCCCAGCTACCAATTGATTACTGGAATTGAAAAAATAACCTGCAGGTGGTACGAATTTGACCAGGCTTCCGACCACAATATAGCGTTTGTTGTCAGAGGTGTAATTGCCAATGGCCTCAGGTGTGCCCAATGTATTTTTAAAATATCCAGTGGTCTCATTGGCCAAGGTGGTACTTTGTTGCCAAATCACATTCAGTGCGATCAAGTCGGGCCTAGGATAGTTGGCGTAATAAAACTGTCGAGCACCGGCGGCTATCAAAGTGGGTTCAATCTGATTGGTAATGATACTGGAAATATCATTGTTGTTCAGCCAGGTAAAATTAAAACCAGGCAAATTGTTGGCTTCATACAGGGCGCCGTCGCTGGCAAAAATATTGGTTGAGCTATATTTGCCTGTGCCATCTACCAGATCCAAATAACGACTGGTGCCTATGCTGGCACGATTCAAGGCCTTGCTTTTTAAAATACTGTTGTAGGCTGTGAATGGAAAGTTGTTGTAATCTTCACCATTGACCATGCGATTTTGTGTGTAATATCGAGCTGGGGCACGCTGTTTGATTTCGTCAATGGTTTCGCGTGCCTGGGCATTGGTCACTGGCTGGGTGATACCACAGGTAAATGTTATGGTCTCTAATTGTCCGGTGCGGCTTACATAGCTGATAGGTATGACCACACTTTGCATTTCTTCTGGATTGATAATGTATTGCAGGCCATTTGATGCCCGCACATAGCAACGGAATAGGCCCACTGGAATGGCACTGAACACTCCATCGCCAAAATTCAAAGCAATCTGATCGTTGACTCTGGATGTGGTACTGAATAAACTTCTGACGTTGGGTATAAGTTGTTCTACTGCTGCTGCATAAACACTTTCCACATACTGCCACTCAGTGGCCACGTTGCCCAGGTTGTCCAACTGATATAACCAACGATCGGTGTTGTTGATTCCTTCGATGTTGATATTGACTTGGCGATTGGCTATGCGTTCTGGCAGGTTGAAATCTTGATTCTGCAAAACACCCTGCTTGAACAAAAAGAAATAACCTGTGTTGGCCGACGCAAATCCCAATTCGTCGTTGCGGAACAAAATATTAAATTGACCATTGGGCAAAGGGCTGGGCTCATACACAAATTCTTTTCCAGCGGCTGTGGCATTGACTGCTTCAAACGGCATGTTAACTCCGTCCACGGTGGCCGTGTAAGGTACCACTGGCAGGAATCCCGGAACCAGATTCACAGTGTATTCATCGGTCCTTACACCAAGTATGGTGCTTCTTGCTCCAGGACGACCCACACGCTGGGTGTCGGTCAGGCTGGCATTGATGATGGCTGTAAACTGTTCTTGCCAGTCAAAGTTTGTGGGATCGGCCCAGTTTACCGTGACATTGGCCAGGTTAACACCGTTGTAATCTATGACATTTTCTGTGGTTTGCACTGAAAATATTTTGAGATATCCCTGTGAGGCTGTGTTTCTTTTGGGTGTGTAAGATACCAAGTTGGCCAGTTTGACCACGCTGTCCCGGCGTTCTGCTGTGTCTAGGTAATTTTCACGTGTGTTTAGGTCTGTGCGGAAGGCCAAGGCCTGGCCCATGAAGGCCATGACATCCAAGAGGGCAATAAACTCTGAGCTCTCAATGTAATCGTTGAATGTTTCTGGATAATAAAGACGCAGATAGTCCACAAAACTTTTGCGCAGAGTTTCAAAATCATAGCTTTGGAAGTCGGCTTCTCTATAGGTTTGATAGATACGTTTCCAATCTTCAACACCAAATATTGCAGTTTGTCTTGTGGTTGTGGCCATGGTTTTTCCAATTTTTATTATTTATGGACAGAATAAACTGCGTAGTTAAACATAGCTGGCCAGACGTTGCGATTGATCAAAAAATATGGCCAAACGTTGTGCGTCGGTGCTGGGTACCACTGTGATTTCTAACTGTAACAGCATGCCATTTTGTTGGGGGAATATCTCTAAGTTGCTGACAAACACACGTGGATCACCGCCGGCCACACGCTGTATTTCTGTCAACAAGGCACGTTCCGTTTCTTGCAGTTGATTTTCAAACACAAAATCCCAGATACTGGTACCATACGCTGGACGACCCACCAGTTCTCCCTGGCGTATGTTGAATGCATTCAAGAGATCACGTTTGATCAATTCAAAATCCACCAAGGTAAATTTTTTGTTTTGATTGATTGTGTTGAATCCAATAAAAGTAGGCATGATGTATTTACTCTATCCTGTGATGCGGTTAAACGTGGGTTGTGCTTGGGCGATCAAGTTTCTGGCCTGCGAAGTTAGATTCGTAACCTGTGATCCAATGCCTCCAATGCGTCCTTGCACGCTTTTCAATATATTTTCTGCTTGGGGAATATCTAATCCAGACCCAGGCAACGCTGGCATAAAAGAAGGAGCGGGTATCTTGGGATTTCCCAAAATACGACCAACTGCAGAATCCACGGTGGCACGATTCACAGTGTTTTTAAATCCAGCAGCCAATTGCGTGCCAGAAATCAAATCGCCACCGCCACTGAAGAAATTGCCAGTGGAAAAATTCAAACTGAACTGTGCAGCCTTGCCATACACATCTTGCAAAGCCTGAGACACATTCAACTGGCTCAGTTGACCCAGTGATCCTAGATTGCCAGTTAAGTTAGGAAGGGTGGTCAGACTGTTACCAATGCCTGTGATGGCCGATGAAAGTTGACCTTGGGCATTTACAAAAAGTCTACTGCTTTGAGCCCACGCAGCCGTGGCCACAGAACCAAATTTACCACCATTGGCCAAGAGGGCTCCTATGTCGCCGTTGATGACATTGGTTATTTTGGCTGAGGTGCCGGTAATCAGATTCAAATTGCCGCCCACTAAACTCAATGCTGACAATGTTTGATTTCCGGTGGCTGTATAGACTTGACCCGAACTGACCCTGACCGCTGACGTTGGTACCTGAGAAATTACACCGCTGGCATTCAAGGCCTGGTAAGATTGTTGCATGAGTTGTGTTTGTACCTGTGTTTGTAAATTTTGATCACCCAACAAAAAATCCAAAGAATCAACTCCATTTAAACCAGTCCATATGCCAGGGCTGTTCATAACTGAAACAAAATCATCGGGGTTTTCTAAAAATCTTGCACTGGTTCCTGGCTTGACATAACCAGCCTGTTCCAGTTGGTAGCAGTTGAATCCAAATTTGCCAATGCCTTTTTGCTGTGTGATCACGTCAAATGGCTGATCAACCAAGCTCTGCAGTTGTGCCAACAACAGTTGTGTTTGAAATGCTGTCAATGGCCCCACTGGATCTGCTCCCAAGGTGTCGCCTCTGCTGAGTACCACACCGGCCTGGTCCACAGGATTCTGTATGGGGACATTAACTAAATTAGGAATACTCGATATTACAGGTGAGTTCTGTATCACTGACAACACAGACACTGTGTCTACTCCGGCTGTGCCGCGATCCAGTCTGCTGAGTTCAAACTTTGTTATTTGAGATGCCACACTGGTCAGTGTTTGTCCAGGTTGATAACCCACTAGGCTGCCAGCAACTACCTGTTCATAGAAAACTTGATCGGCCTGCAATTGTGTGGCGCCAGCCGGGCCGTTGACTCGAAAATTACTGCCAGATGGCAGGGTATATTCAAATTGGCTCATTGTCGACTGATGCTCCAGTCCGTGGGCACAGTGGGCGCTCCCGGAGGAGGAGTGGGTTGACCTTGTTCAAGGCTCACACTCACAGGCACGCCTTGATTGTGATAAGGATAAGGTTCATGAGTGGGTGCCCGAGTCACTATGCTTTCGGTGCCAGTGGGATCAGTTTGCCAACCTGTGCTGGAATTAAATGTGACCTTGGGTTGTAGATATTTGGTCAAACCTCTGACTGAATCAACAGGGTAACTTGCACCACCATTGAGATTGATCTGGCTGCCATTGAGATTCAGCGTACTTCCACCTTCCCAGCTGCTTTGCTTGCCTATGAGTGCCAGGGTTCCATTGCTTTTGACTCCAATCTTGGTCATGCTAAACAAGGTCAGATCTTTCTTGGTGGCCAGGCCAATTTCCTGGTCTGCTTGTATGTTGGTTTTTTCCAGACTTTTGATATTGATATTTTTGCCGGCGTACATGTTGATATCTTGATCGGCGTGCAAATTTATAGTGCCTTCGGTGCGGACGTTCACACTGTTGGTGCTGAATACATCTACAGTACCTTCTTGGCCCAGTTCAATCCAGGTCTGTCCATTGGCGTGTGTGATATAAAAACAATTGCCGTCATCACTCATGGTGATCTGATGGCCCTTGGCGGTGCGTATTCTTATAAGATTATCGTTGCCTTCTAGATTGCCATCGTCCATGACAAAAGTGTGTCCGCCTCTGCGACCAATCACAGCCACGTCTTGAGGCTTTTGATTGTCCAACTGTTGAGTGGCATTGTTGTCCTGTAGGCCTCCGGCATATATGGCACGGCCTGGTGTGCTGATACCATAACAATTGCTGGGACTTTCTCGCTGACTACTGCTGGCTATGGGCCCACGCACAGGATCATTGATTAGTCCTTGTTGAAACAACACAGCGGCCACATAGCTGTGGACTGGTTTTTTCTGATCAAAGAATTTGGGATTTTCACTGATGGCAGTGTTTTCAGGAGCATTGTTGATTTCAGTCACTGGCAACAACGAGGCTCCAGCAAAATATGTTTGCTGATTGGCATTTTGTGTTTGTGCGTCGGCACTGGGTACACTGCCAATGGCCGGAATCATGTGATTGATTCCTTGTTCTGGTATGCACCCCACATAGTAGCCTTGCGAAGGATCTCCTGCTACAAAAAAACATAAAACTTGTGTGCCCAAGTCAGGTGGAGTAAACCACATGCCGTAGCTTTGTTGATTGCCTGGAACAAAAGTTCCAACACCGGCACTGGTTCCAGACCTGGGTGTGGCTCCGTAAAATGGCGGACAATAACTCACGGTTCTCCACAATGTGGGGTCTGTTAAATTGGGCAAGCCGTCTTTGTTGGTGGCTCCAAATTGATCAATGTAAACTTGCAAACGACCGCTGCGAGTATTGTCTACATTGTTGACCACGATGCCAATGTAGGGTCCCATTTCCGCAGGAGTGCCTCCGCGGTCAAATTTGTATCCCTGGGGACGACCTCTACTGCGTTGTACGTTCTCTGCCATTATGCTTCTCTATCCATTAGTTGTGACTGACTATTTACACCGGCTGTTTGTTGGTCGGCTGACAATCCTGCAAACACATCAATGTCGCCGTCAGAGGTCGGCGGTTCTGGAGCTGGTTGTGGTTGTGGTGAATTCAAACTGATCGGCACTTCTTCCTCTGTGGCCTCACCGGGCAAATCTGCAGTCAATATATTGAGTCCGTTGACGTTGGTCCATTCGTTGTCTGGCGTGCTGGCAGGATTATCTGTGCTTCTTGTTGCATTGGTCAGGGCATTTGTAGCCGCTGAGTTTGGACGTCCTAGTTCTTGTCGTTCTTTGAATGTTTGATCTGGCAAGTAGGTCAACAACGTTCCTTTGAGAGTTTGCACAAATTTGCCTTTGTTGAACTCACTCACACATTCGGCAGCTCGATACACATAGCTTTGCCGTGTGTTGCCAGGACGTTTTTGATTTTCAAACACAGTGGTACGAGTGTTGGGATCAATGATTCCGGTGTCCAGATCATAATCATCTGGAGTGTTGATCAAGATTTCGAACATGATCTGACGGGATTCAAAATTGATTGTGCCGTCGGGTAAAAATGCATTGAATGAAAAACCAGCCCTGCTGGGAGTAGCAAATGCTTCGCCCTGTTGCAACCATGCAGGATCACCAACAATTTGCAAGGTAGCATTGGCCAAATCTCCTGGGTTGTACAAATAGTCAGCGGCATTTGCTCCAATTTCGTTGACACGCCCGGCAGCTCCTTGGCTGCTTTCTCCGCTGCGAGGTTGGAAGTTAGCTTTGATGGCATCATTGAGCAGGGTACCACCGTTGCTTGAACCGCCACTGAGTACCGAGGTATACAGGGCATTGTATGTTTGTTCATAGCTGAGTACCTGGGTGTTTTCTCCAGTGAACCAATAGTTGTATTGTTTGTGTACTCCGTTGTATCTGGGCACTTGGAAGTAGTTGCTGACCAAGTCGCTGAGTTGGTAAAGGCTGATGGTGTATTTGATGTCATAGGCATAGTCATTTCTTTTGGGATCATACTTGCCTGGCTTGGGTGTGGCTTGCAGACTGATCTTGTACCAGGCCACGTTGTTTCCCTGGGGGCCATTGGGTTCTTGTTTGCCAGAAATTTCGTTGATGCGAACCAGAGCTTGATCTGTGACAAAGGTGCTGTTTCTAAGCACCTGATCAATGAACTGCACAATCTGCATGCCCGCCGTGACACTGATAACACGGCTGGTGGGATCATAACTTTGTTTGTCGGGATTTTTCTGATCAGCAGCGGTGCCTCTGACTGGCATGCTTCCACGATTCTTGTCGGGATTTTTAACCTGTATGCTGGCCTGCTCCAGGCTGGAATTTATGAATTCCACACTGTAAGTATCAGCAAAAGTGTAGGTTCCGTCTTTGACCAGGTCTTCTTGATACTGATTGAGTGCTGTCATTAGACCCTGTCTTATGGTCAATTTGGGATTGGGTGCAGTTGCTGCGTTGGGTGGTGGTGGTGGCAAGTTGTCTGGTTCGGGTTCATCGCCTTCAGCAAATACACCATTGGATCGGGCACGTTGATTCAACTCATCATTGGTAAAACCTCCAGTGGTTGTTCCTCTGGTTGGAGCAATCAGTGTGGGACCCGTCAGTGCGTCCTTGACTGTGATTCCACCAATTTCTACATTGTAGGGTATGGTGCCTCGATTGCTACCTATGGCCACTTGATAACTAGGGCTGGCAGCCTTGATCTCATATTCCACTAACTTGTTGGCCACTTTAAAATTGATTTCGCTGATGGCCAGCGGATAAAATTTTTCAACAAAGGCACTGCCTTGGGTGCTGTCTTGTGGTTGTGCCACACCACCGCGCACCAGGTTGCCTTGATCATCGTAGCCGTAAAATCTCAGGACCAACAAATATATGGCTGCAGTAAAATTGGTTTTTTTCTTTTGTGGTGTGCCCAGGTATGCCTGCACTGCCTTGTCAAGATTGGGTATGAGCGTGATGCCATTGGGTTCAATCACGGTCATTAATATTTCGTTGGCGTTGTGTGAAGCATTGGTACCTTTGCCAGTGATCACTGATTTGATTTGTACTTTGTCTATGTAATAGTCATTGCTGAAATAGGTGTTTCTTCCAGCGATAGGAGCGCCGCCACTTTGAAACAACAATTGATTGGCTGGGATTACTTTTCTTTTTTGACTGATAAGATTTCTGTATTCCACAGGATTCATTAGATACACAGATGCAGTATATGTGTAGCTGGCATACTGATCCAACACATTTGGTTGAGGTATGATTCTGTCTTGATTGAACACATTGTCAATTTCTACTCGAGTAGAATTTTTTGTAGGTGCACCACTGTCATCACTTCTGGCTCCTACTCCGCCTTGTGTGGGGGCAAATGGTACTTGTTGCGCATCTTCGTCGCCAATGGAGGAGGCAAATGGCTGTGGAGGTGCAGGCGGAGTTGATTGTGTTTCTTCAGTGGTTCTTATGCGTCCGTTGGTGCCGAATTCAATTTCATCTTCGGGCAGAACATTGAGTCCTGTGCTGCTTTGTACAAAGCCATCGTCGTCGACTGTTGCCGGTGGAGGATTTTGCACCACAGCATTGTCGGATCTAGCACGTTGTTCTTCGGCAATCACTTGTCCAGAGCTAACAGGTGCTGCGGATTGAACTGCTTGTAGCTCGGCCCTGGCAACTGCTAGACTTTGATTTAACTGGCCGATGTATGCAGAGAGTTCTGCTACTCGGGCAGTGTCGCCTTCTGCTCGAGCCTGTGCCAATTGTTGGTTGGCCACAGAAATCGAAGTTTCGATGCTACGAATTTGACTTTCAATCAGTGCAACATTTGACATGTTAGAATCCCAACACAGTTCTTAATGTGGTAATCTTGGGCAGGTATATCACTGTTTCGGCTAGGAAATCCAATGGAGGCTTGGTCAGGGTGTTGGGATTGCGTTGATAAAACACCCACCACAAGTTGGGAGTATCATAAAGGTCAAAGCTCAGTAGGTCTGGCCTGTATTGATAAGTCTGATTGATCTTGAACAAACGATCATCTGGTTGCTTGGGTATGGGACGATCGACCATGACGTCCAAGAAAAATTGACTATAACCAGTTTGAAAATAAGGACTGGTTGATGTGTAGGCAGCCATTACCAAAATCCTCCTTTGATCAAGTTACCATTGGCAAATTCTTTGACGCTGAATTGTTTGCTGACCTGTTGACGACTCTGCGTTGGCAACATGGTCACTGAGATTTCCATCTTGGTGGGCACGTAGGTGGGACGATTCAGTCCCAGAGTGGGCGGCGCCGGTGTATTGGGTATGGCTCCCTTGGTCAAGAAGGCCGCGGCCAATCTGTTGAGGCTGCCGAACACACCATTGGTGGCCACGCTTTGGCGATCTCTATTGGTAGTCAGGTTGGTTCCTATGTTGCCTGGACTGCCTGAACGAATGTAATCCACATCCGATGGCAAGGTATATGTAAAATTTTGTATCAGGCACGGATGTTCGTTGAATTGATATTCACCCAGTCCTGTGAAATATACCAGGGGAGGTGGTGCACCGCGCTCGGCATCTTGTCCGTAGAACATCTTGGTAGCACTTCTAAAAAAGTGTATGACTGCCAGAAGGTAATTGGCTTCAGCAGTGTCCTGGGCAGTAAACATGCCGGTGACAGTGATTGGTTCAATGCTGCTGCTTTGATAAAAGTATCCCTTGTAGTTGCTGTGTGTGAGATCGTAGGGTGCGTAGTTGGCCTTGTAGGCTGTGCTGATGGTAGGAGTATACGGAAATAGCACACCATCTGTGACTGTGAGTGGTTGTAGTATGCCTGGTTGTGGTGCATTGTACAGATACTTGCTTTGCGGAGCCAACCTGATACGCACACGCCAGTCACCGTTGTTGACCTGTCGTCTTTGACTGGCAATGGTCTGTTGTTGTCGGGCACGCTGGCGTGCCGTAAATTCAGCCGACGCCTGTTCCTGAGCCACAGTGACCTCTTCGGGATTCAGCACACGATCGCCGTCGGCACCAAATTCTGTGAGATAACCGTCGATCTCTCCTGCAGGTTGATCTTCTGGCAGGATATTGAGTCCTGTGCTGCTTTCAGTGAATCCAAATTCGTCAACAGTCAGAGTTTCTCCGGTGTTGAGATCTACCAATTGGTTGTCTGCTTCCTCCACTGGTATGTCTTCGGGCAGGACATTGAGTCCTGTGGCAGGATCTTCAACAAATCCTGCTTCGTCAACCACACCTAGATTTTGACCAGTGTTGAGTAATACCAGATCGTCTTCGCCGGCCGCAGTTGGCAAATCTTCAGCCAACACATTGAGTCCGTTTTGTTCCACAAATACCGGATCGTCGGTTGTCGGGAATTCAGGATCGGCGCCCGGGGGTACACCTACCAAAGCAGAATACGGTTGTGATGTTTCCGGCAAAGGTTGATCGGGGCTGGTATTAGTAGTGTTGGGTACAAGAAATTGTTGTGGCACCTGACCCTGCAAGGATGCTAAACTTTCTTCGCTGACAGCATTTGCTCTTCGTTGATTTTCAACATTTTGTTGTAGTTCTGCTATTGTTGTTGCAGATGCACCACTTGCTCGAGCTTGCGCCAATGCCTGCTCACGATCTCTCAATGAACCTTGACCGTTTTCTACTGTTATTTTTGCATTGTCAATCTCTGCTTGATTAGGGGTAACATTAGTAATTTTGCCACCTGCGGGTGTGGCAGAAGATTCTCTGAACGGTGGGGTCACAGGATTTGCCTTGTTATAGGCATCAATCTCCTCCTTGGTCACAAAACGTGTTTGACCGTTTTCAATAATGTATGGCATGTGCTTTTTCCTGTGTAGTATTTAACCAAAAAATAATCGGCTATTATAATGATCTGGTTGACAACTTGGGTTTTTGTGCTACAATAAATAATCAATTAGGAGATCTCCCAGTGGCAAACACTACCGCTACACCAGCAATACCAAAAACAGCACCACGTGTCAACTATCTCAACAATAGAGATATCTTAAAAGAAATACACCTAAGCAAGAATACCTACTGTAGCTACCTCGATCCTGTACAGGATCACCAGTACGATATCATACTGCCCACGTTGTTGAAAATCAATCAACGCACCATTGCCGAAGCACGGAGAAATCGTGCAGATCGTTTAAAACGTGAAGGCACTATCGTAGATCCTAAAAAAATACCCAACACCGACTTGGTGTTTAGAATCACATGTTGGGAACACATACCCATGGCTCCAAAAAAAGTGCCCAAGACACAGGCCAAGAAGAAAAAAATTGAAGACATTTTTGAATTGGATCTACTAGAAGAAGAAGATCCTCTGGCCGACTTGTTGGAAGTTCCTGTGCTGGATGAAAAACATGTGCGTCTGAACTTTCCTCCATTTTATCACTATCGCATAGATGAAAACAAAACTCCGTTTCTGGTGGGCAAAAGCCACTGGCGCGGTGACTTTGAGCATGGCGAATTCAGCAAGGATCATGGAACCATGACACGCAAGTTGGCCACCATGTTCATGAAATTGTGCGAACGCTATGCCACACGTAGCAACTGGCGTGGTTATACCTACAATGAAGAAATGCGCGGACAGGCCTTGTTGCAACTCAGTCAGATCGGTCTGCAATTTGATGAAAGCAAGAGCCAAAATCCCTTTGCCTACTACACTGCCGCTATTACTAATAGCTTTACTCGTATATTGAATCTAGAAAAGAAAAATCAAAACATTCGTGATGACATGTTAGAAATGAACGGACTCAATCCCAGCTGGACCCGACAGAATGCTGGCAGGAAAACACCCGAGCAGGCTCCAGGTACTGTTACCATAGTCAGTCTAGAATAATTTTTTATGCACGCCAAAGACACTATTCCTATAGCGTTTAGTGTGGGCTGTTATGGCACTTATCTCGAATGGGTGCTGACCACACTATCCGTGGATCAACACATGGATCCTCCGTTCACCGACACCGGCAGTAGTCATTTGTTTTTTGGCAATCATGTGGAAAACAATGCTGGATGGTTGAGATATTTGCAGGGAGATCAGCAACATCGTTTTGTGAGATTTCACCCCAAAGAGAAAAAAAATCAGTCGTTAAGT